CAGATCTTCTTTACTATACTCAATCATACCACCATTGATGTGTTCCTTACCATCCGATTCAATGTACTCGTGCGGTGCTTGTGTTGTCATATTATCAAGTTTAGAATTAGTCACTTTTATTTATTTGGATGCTATGGTTTCTAATTCCCTAAGTGCTTCCATCCTGACAAAGATTGCATCCATATTATAATGTAACTTATAATTCTCAGTGATAACATAATGACCTATAATATCCTTTCCATCATCACTCCAACCATAACCTTTTACACGTTCACCAACACCATCAATAGTGAATTTCTTGCCACTGTGTAGATAGGAATGATATCTGTCGTCTAAATTAATCATTAGTTTTGGAGAAATGTGTTGATAGTTTAACATTATCTATAACAAAAACAACAATTCTTTATATTGTCTTTCTATTCGCGTAATGATTGTTAATCTTCATCGTCATCATCGTACAATTCAGGATTAAACTGTATACCGAACATGCCAGTACTACCAGGTTCACGTTCTTCCAATTTAGATATAACTTCTTCAGCAGATATGATATTATCTATACCTGCAATGAGTTTAGCAATATGAGAAACTGTATTAGGTCTCTCGGTTCTTGCTGCAAATGATAATGCATTGCGTAAATGTGACTCTGCTTCACGCATTGACTCTTGTACTGTTTCTGATAGTGCCATAATTAATTATCATCCTCATCATTATGTAGAAACCCTGAATCCAACTTAAATCTTCTTCTTTCTTCTTCTGTTGGTGGTGTATATACATACCCATACCTTTCAAGTGCATCATTAAACTCTTTACCATAAACATTACCATTCCAATAATCATTCCATTCAGTAGTAATACCATCAACTGATGATGTAACTTGAATTCCTGGTGTTACAGTAAAATCTTCTACTTGAGTCCAATCCCTATCATGAACTTTAATACTAGAGTTATTATTTCCTCTTAACAAAGCCAGTAATCTAATACTATCATTATAACATGCCTTATAATATTTCATATTATTCTTAACCATACCAACTATGGTATCATATATCTCTTGAGGAGTACATTCTGATTCCATAGCATCTCTAATTGATTCTTCCAAATGATGAATAGAATATGATTTATATTCAGGGTTCTCTGTCATTTTGATCATACTTGATTGCTTGTTCTATGATAACTTGAATCTCTTTAGATGTCAAGTTATTTAACCATTTCCAATTAGGGTCTTGTCTATTCCAATCGATAGTATAAGATCCGTCTTCATTCTGATTGATCTTCAAGGAGTCTACGTTCTGCATCTCGTTCCTCACGTTTAATACGTCTTCTTACTAGTTTAGCATACCTTACATCGGATTCTGTGTACAATTCAGGATGTTTCTTTGCCCTCTTGATAATCTTCTTTGCTGCTTTCTTGTCCTTCATTAAAATTAAGTTCTGTTACTTCTCCAACTATGGTATCTATATGATGATATAAACTACGCTCAAGACAATATAATTCTTTCACATAGTCCATATTCTCTTGAGTGAGTCGATCTACATCATCTTCAAGCATTTCTATTCTAGTAAGGAGATGATCTCTCATCTCCATCATCTCCTCATACAGATTATGCATTTCTCTTTTTTAAAGGAGCATAGTTTTGATTACCAATATGTATCGGTCTATCAACATATGCAATATCCTTAACCACCTGCGAAGACTTCTGCAATTGTTCTACTGCTGCTATTAGTTCAGGTGTTTCTTCCCATTCCCAAATCTGATTACGCTTATCGCCTTTCTTTTCAATTGTATATGATCGTAATGTCATTGAATCCTCCGTTTAAATTGTTCGTGTTTAAGTTGTCGCTCTAATTCAAACTTAATTGTATTTAATGGTTGAATGAGATAATTGTCCCATTCATTCTCATGTAACAGATCTTCAAGATGTGCTACATGTTCTAATGCAAATACCAATTTAGTATGATTGTTCATTCTAGGCATTAATCATTACTCTTAGTTCTCTCATATGTCCCTACATCATACTCTATCACAATTTTCTTACTGGTTCTACCACTCTGGTCGTATGTATTCATATGCACCACTTCACCATTCTCTATTGATTTGATTAAATACGCTACCTGATCATTCTCTATGCCTGTAGGGCTGTTCTTAAGGCATCTTAAGATACATTCAGCATCACTAATTGGTAGCTTTTGAGTCCATCCATCCTCATCAATATAAGTGCCTGGTTGTATATTCGTTTTTCCTGTTGGGGTTTCTGCATTACTCATTTTTTACTCCGTTGGGGTTGATAAATCAGGCATGTGTTTAAGTATATCATTATCACCTAATACATCATGCAATACTATACTATAAGTCTCTCTTGTTTTCATTTCTAACTTCACTAAAAACTTACACATTTGTTTGAGTGTATCAACATCATAACACTCATCAATCTCTCTTGACATCTTTTCATACTCAAATAGTTGCGATGTATTACGCAATTCAATATTATCAGGATTCATTTATCCTCTCTTCATAAAATATATTATCATCATAACCAATCATTAATTTCTTCCAACCATCATTATCTTGTTTATATATTTCCTGAATAGATTCCTTTCCTTCATTAGTTGTCCATGTACGTTCCCACCAATCTCTTATATCATTATAAACATATCCTTTCTTTTTTAAATCATCAATAAAGTTATTGAGATTGAGATTAAAATCTTCTCCCTTATGACTACCAACATTGATATTCATAATAGATCTATAAATTGAATCTAAAATACTCATTTCATCCTCCTTTTAATGGAAGTTTACCCATTCTACATCTCTCCTTATCTTCTTCTGTCTCTGCTAAATCACACTGATGTGATGTCATTGCATCCACCACTTCTCCAGTATATTGTAAGTGCATGGGATTACGAAGAACTGCTAATTCTTTTTTAAGAGATTCAATTTCTAATTTAAGACGTTCTAATTCTTCTTCCATAGTTTTTTTAATCTATGTAGTCAATTATAACATACTCTATATTATAGCACATAATATAAAACTCCCGTCTGTTAGTAGGTGACGAGAGTTTCTTTTTACTATTAAATTTTGTTAACGTTTGGACTATTTAAGGCGGATGCGAATAAGGTAGCATTTTAACTCTTAACTTTACTACAAATAGACTCTAAACCTAAATTAGAACCTCCTTACAGATTCGTTTACAAGTAGACTGATTATCTTCACAGTCGATTAAACACTCGTAATATTCTGCGATCATATCATTATCAGTCTTAAAAGTTTCCTCGGCTGCTAATTGATTGAATGGGATTAAGTTGTGCATAATCGTCTCCAGATACTACAAAATAACATAATGTAAAACACATAACAAGGAGTTTTAATGCATTTTGCCTCCTTTAATTCTCCCTATTATTTATCATAAAATGCACACAAATGCAAGTTCGGTTTTACAAAAATTTATGCCTAGGCAATACTACTTACATATTCTTTCCACTCATTCAGATGCTCTTCTGACCAATCCTCCATATAATGTTTACCTAATGCTCCACCTAATAAAGTAACACTAATACCATTAATAGACTTAACTGATTCAGCACCACGGAACTTCCCTGCTGGTGCATGTGGATTATGTATTGTTCTAACATGTTCTATCACTTCATCTCTTATCTCTAAGAGTTCATGATAACATTTCTGATTGTGAGAACAACCACGCAATTCATGATCTGCCTTATATAATGATTCAAGAAAGAGTGCATGCGCTCTAGTCCACTTTTCCTCTTTGGTCTCTTTCTCACTAATTGCATTCTGATCCTTCATTTCTTTTTCTTCTCCTTTTTAACTTCTCTGATTATGTATGCTTTAGCAGACGCATAATTTTTAGCAACATGTGGAAACGTACCATTGTATATAATCTGCATCTTTTTACTGCCTATTATAGGCACAGCTGCCCACATTCCATCTTTGGTTACATAACCTTCAGGAGTACCACATTTAGTATCCAGAATAGTTTTATTGGGACAAGTGTAAAACTTTCTATAATCAGTTTGTCTCATTTTGTCAACTCCTTTATTTTATCTTTCCAATACTGTCTATCATCATCATCCAACCAAGGATTATGTGATTGCACATAAGCATGTTGCAACCACTTATCCCTAGTCCAGTCCTTACGGGGTTGACCGTCATACTGTTTAGAACTTGGCATTTACACTAACAACAGTAGCATTAGGATTACGTGCCAGTGCTACCTGCTTTGCTTCTTGATAATCTTTTGCATGAACCTCTTCATAGAAGACGGTACCTGCAACGTACAGTTTGACTTCGCAGCGCATGGGAGTTTCCTCTTTGGTATGTGTCTATTATAAACTATTTACTGAATGAATGGCATGTCAGTGGACACTTTCTTTTTTGGTCACTGAAGTAATACTAAAATTACATGCTACAGTCTTTCTTATAATATCACTTTTCTGAGGAGATACACCATGTAGCATATGAGATGGGAAAAATATAATATTTCCTGCTTTTAAATCTGGCATCCACACACTATAATAATCTGATATCAAGGATTGTGCTCCTGGTGTTAATACCATATCACATCTATCCCTAAAATAAAGTTTAGAAAAACCTTCTCCTTCATTTGCAGCAAATACACAAACAAAATCTTCAACACGAACACCAACTTCTGATGTCAGATGATCATGAACTTCTTGATGATCTCCTTTTCTATATAAATTTATCCAGGGACTAGATAAGATAAAATCAAACGTTACATTAAAATCATTCGCCAATAGATCTAAACTAGGCTTAAGTAAAGAAACCCAATCATCTGATTTTAATGGAATCCTATTTAAAGAACATTGCTCACCCCATTTAAAACCCGTATTATCAATTGATGTTTGCTCATAACTGTTAATAACATCAATTATCTCCTTGGCATTAGGAGCTACATACTGCATATAAAAATTAGAGGGAAATAAAACTTTTTTCATCTCTTTACAACACTAATAGCAGGTTCTCCCTTATTGAATACAGTATCAACAACTGCTTGTACTCTACGGGCAGTACTGATACCCACTTTGGAATATATAGGAACACATACTAATCCATAAGTTTTGTCTTTGCTACCTTTTCTTATAACCCTTCCAATTGTCTGTGATATACCGATATAATCCATAGAACGCATAAACAAGACTGCCTCAAGTCCACTCACGTTGATACCTTCAGATAATATGCTATGATGTAACACAATAAACTTTCTATCATCCTCTTTGCCCCATCTATTCAATACTTCAAAGAACTTCTCCCTACTAACTTTCTCACCATTAATAACAGCACCAGTTTTAGATGTGATGTACATCCAATTGTACCCCATCTCATTTAATTCTATGCAAAAATCAGTTTGTGATACTAATCTAACAATCTGTTTTGTTGCCTTGGCACATATAAGCACCTTTTTAACACTGTGTTCTTTAATAGTACCAATAATCTTCTCACAATCTACATGTGGAGTCAGTTCATCTTTCTTTAATACATCGTGCTTGAGTATTGCCACTTTAGGTGGTAAGATATATCCTTTCTTTACCAATTCAGGTGCAGGTACCTTGCAGATTACCTCACCAAATATGTCAGACTCATTCATACCCACCTTCATAGGAGTATATGAATATTTTGGCGTTGCTGTGAAGAAATAGCACCTATCTGCATATAATGAGAAGTATTCTACTGCCTCTATGAAATTCCTTTGAGTACTATTGTGTGCCTCATCAAAATATATCGTGTCTACCTTTATTCCTGCCTCTTGGAGTCTATGTAAAGAATGATATGTTGTATGGATTATTCTATTATGATCTTTCTCATGTTCGTGCCACTGTGCTATCCATTCAGAATTAGTACCACCCACATATCCTCTATAACCTGAATGACAGTGAAATATCTTGGCATCTACATACTCTCTAAAATCTTCACATAACTGTCGTGCTAATAGAATACGTGGTGCGACTACTACAATCGTCTTTCTTCCTTCTTCACACTGTCTTACAGCATCTTTAATGGCTACAAGAGTCTTACCACCTCCAGTAGGAATGATGACCTGACCCTTGGATTTGCTTGCTAGCACTTCCAGAGCACGTTCCTGATGTGGACGTAACTGCACAGTGTTCCATGAATATGTACATATTATAGCAGAAAAGCACCCCGTTTTATGGAGTGCTTGTGCCAGTGGTCCCACCGGTCCCTTAAAGTATTATAGCGTATCCCTTAAACCTCTACAAAGGTACTTATAATCTTTTCAAACTGTAGGTACTATTTTTTGTTACTTTTCGTATACCTCCAATCACATCATAAAACTCCTAAAGCAGAACCACCACTTCCTGCTGCTTCATTTGCTTTTTCTCCAGTTACTGCACCAGTTCCAGCAATGGTAAGAGTAAATCCAGTTTCATTAGTAGATTTACGGATTGCTGATCCAGCAGATCCTGCACTACCTCCACTACCAGTTTGACTTCCCCTAGAAGACTGACCACCTTGAGCTATTGTAGTTTCCTCATAAGCAACAATAGCACCAGCTCCTCCATAACCACTACGTGCGCCACGACGATCTACTGCTGCACCACCATGTCCACCAATAGCAATCTCTAAACTTCCATTGGTATCTGTTGCAGTATGTCCTGGATTACCAGCATTACCACCATCACCACCATCAGCAGTACCACCAGCACCAGCCGGATATCCGGCACCGCCGCCACCGCCGCCACCAGCAGCATGTCCATCAGCTCTTCTATTTTGTCGTTTGGAACCAGCACCGCCGCCACCGCCACCATAACCTGTTTGGATTACACCAGCAGATTCAACCTTAACAATAGTTCCATTATATTCAATACCTAATCCACTGGTTCCACTGGTTCCATTAGAACCAGACCAGGGTCCACCAGATCTACCAGAGCCACCAGCACCACCATTACCACCAGCACCAATAATCTTACCTTGTGAACCAACATTAACTTCTAATACAGTACCAGTATCCCATCCACCAGTTCTTAATGCACAATATTGCAAATTATTATCAACTACTGAACCTATTGCTTTATTTACATGAATAATAACCTTTGAACCACCACTTGCAGATGATGATCCTGTAGCACTTGGTCGTGATTTATCACCAGGGCCAACAACACTTACATCACCAGGTGCATTATTATCATATGTGGTTTTACCATGCTTCCGAGTTTCATGTGCACCATCATAATAATTAACAACCATATTCAATCTTTTACTATAAAAATCACTAAACTTAATTGGACCTGACTGAGGAATACCATCATCTAATGGTGCAGTAAGACTTCCATAAGTTTCACTAACCCTATAAGATCCTAATTTTCGAGTATTAGTACCATTAATAACTCCAAATTCATCTTCAATATCAGTAAACTTAATTGAAGTTCCACTACTATGTAATACCATTAATTAAATCCTCCGTATAAAATTAAACTCATAATAGTGTACGTCTAACAAATCTGTAAGTAGTCATTCCAGTCATAGTAGGTTCAGGTGTAACTATTAATTCAGATTCAGTACCATTAATAGTTCCGGCAACTGAAACAATACTACTAGAATTAGAAATAGAACAAATGTTAGTAGAGAAACCAGTAGTTCCATTTTGAATGAATAGAACTTTCTCTCCTTGCATCTTACCATTAGGCTGTATAATATGTACAGTATATTCTATTGTCTTATAATCCCATTCACTAACGGTAAATCTATCAATAGAAGTATGAACACCAGCCGAAGCAATAAATGTAGACATTCCTACATAAACACCATATTCAACAAAGGATCCTGCTGGTAAAGCATCAGAACCTATAGATTCGGGAGTCTCATATATAAGTAATTTTTCCTTTGCTCTTTGATTTGTAGTACCTATGCCTATATAATTATTTGTATTAAGTATTGCAACAGTCGATAGACCAGTAGTTGCATTTATATTACCCGCAAATAGAGAATTTTCTCCACTACCAGTTCCATTATCTAAAATTGTAGTTCCATCTGGGGAAAGAATATCACCTTTTACATTTGATTCTAAATTACCAGTAACAGTTATATCACCAGCAACCGATAAATCATTTTTAATAGTAGCATTATTAGAAGTATAAAAATCTGTGCAAGTAGCAATACCAGAAACATGTAATTGATATTCTGGAAGTGTAATACCTATACCTAAATTACCCTCAGAGGTAAGAGTCATTAATCTCGAACCATTAGAACCCTTATGCCAATAGAAAGCTCCCGTATTAATACCAATATTATTAGCATCCAAATAGAAATTAACATTTTCACTATCATAATTTAATAAATCTACTGATCTTCTTGTGCTATAAGGGAATGAAACATTCTCGTTCCCATACCTAACAAGACCATAAAAAGTAGATAAACCAGAAGTTCCTCCACTAGGTACTGCAATCTTAATACTTTCACCAAATATAGTGACAGCAGTAATAGAATTGATACCAGATATATTGGTTGAGTTATCACCTACAATATTTCCATTCGCATTTATATTACTAGCAAATGTAGATACACCTGCTACATTAAGATCATCTACCTGTGTATCACCATCTACATCTAGTGTTCCATTAGCATCTATATTTCCTGTAAATGTTGAAGCACCAGTAAATGTTAAAGCACCAGTAAATGTTGAAACACCAGTAACATTTAACTGGTCTATATTAGCCCCACCAGTTACATCTAAACGGTTATTAACATCTGCAAGAGCAGAGAATGTTGCAACACCAGCAACATTAAGATCATCTAATTGAGTATCTCCATCTACATCTAATGCTCCATTAGCATCTATAGCACCAGTGAATGTTGAAACACCAGTTACATTAGCCTGATCTATTGTTGCGCCCCCTACAATAGTAGCACCTTCAGCAACAGCAAGATTATCTAATGTTGTGTTACCATCAACATCTAATGTGCTATTAGCATCAATCCCACTACTAAACGTAGCTACACCTGCTACATTAAGATCATCTACCTGTGTATCACCATCTACATCTAGTGTTCCATTAGCATCTATATTACCAGAAACATCTAATGTACCTGTAAATGTACCAAGTCTTGCGGTAACTTCATCAAATTCTATATCATCTTTAACATATAAATCACCACCAACAAATAAATCAGTACTCGTAGTTACAATTCCAATAAAGGTAGAAACACCAGATACATTTATTTGATCTATATTGGCACCACCAACTACATCCAGACGATTATTAGCATCTATAAGAGAAGAGAATGTTGCAACACCAGCAACATTAAGATCATCTACCTGTGTATCTCCATCTACATCTAATGCTCCATTAGCATCTATAGCACCAGTGAATGTTGAAACACCAGTTACATTTAAATCTCCAGTATTTACAAATCCAGATGTTGAATATGCACCAGCAGTAGTAATTCCACTAAAATATCCCTGTCCTCTTGAATCAATACCAACACCAACACCTGTTACTGGATTTTCTCCAACCTGAAATTTATCAACAGGATCTGTGGTACCTATTCCCACATCTGACATTGTGGTTAAACCTGCTATTGCATCAACTTTCCATTTACTACCATCTATACCAGTTAATTGAGTACCATCACCTCGGAATGATGTTGCACTTACAATACCTAAAGAAGAGAAGATAGTAACACCAGTACCAACTACTACATTTCCTGTTAATGTAGAAACACCTATTACATATAATTGGCTTGTTGTTACTACACCAGATACTGTTATATTTCCATTAACATCTAAAACCTCAGTCGGAATAGAAGTTCCTATCCCCACTAGTCCATTTGCATTGACTATGAAATTGTCATTATCAACTTGAACTCCATTACGAAAATTAAAGGACTTTCTATAATTTGCCATCTTATGACTTTTTAGTTATTTATCTGATAGTTTTTGTTCAAGGTTATCAACCTTGGCAGACAATTCTTTAATTGCCTCAATCAACACAGGAACTAATTTCTCGTACCTAACAGCATAAGTACCGTTATCACGAAGAGTAGTAATACCAGGAAGATTAAGTGCATCTACCTCTTGTGCGATTACACCAACTTCACTACCTTCTTTACCAGATGCTTCATTCCAATCAAATGTATTACCACTAATAGATTTGACTTTATCTAGTGCTTGTTTGATTGGTGAAATGTTATCTTTAAGTCTTCTATCAGATGAATAGTAAGCAGTAATATCACCCCAAGCAAGAATGTTTCCAATTAATGATGAATTTCCAATCTCAATTCCAGTAGCAGTAGTTTTTAATCGTGCAGCACCTCCTGATGAAGAATTATAGAATAATTCTACTTCATGATTTCCACCGTTATTAAATCGAAGACCTATGTTACTAGCAGCTCCATCAGTTATTTCAACTTTTTTATTACTCGATAGATATAATCCCGAAGAAGAACTACTAGTATGTTTAATAACACTATTAGTTGTATCATGATAAATTTGTAAATCTAAACTATTTCCAAAATACAACTTATCATCATCACCAAGGTGAATATGACTAGAGAATGTAGAAACACCTGTAACTTGTATACCACCAGTATTTGCTTCTACTCTTGTAGTACCATCACCATCTTTAAGTGTGGATGCATCAGGCAATTGCCAAGTATTATCACCTCTTAGGAACTTAGAACTAGTAGCACCACTTCCTAATCTTGAAACACTAATAGTTCCAGTAGAAATATTAGATGCATTTAATGCAGTTATATTAACACCACTACCTGATATATCACCTCCAGTTAGATCTCCAGTTACATTTCCAGTTAAATTACCAACAAAATCAGTAGATCTAAGAGTACCAGAACCTGCATTATATGTTAATGCGCCAGCATTTGTTTTAGGATACTGTGGACCTGTAGATCCAGGAGCAAATAGTGGGAAACAAGTTGTATCAGTAGATTCATTAACTAATGTGATCTGTGCAGCAGATCCTGTTACAGTACCTGTTATATTACCAATTAGATCTCCATGGAATGCTGTAGCAGTTACTATACCAGCAACATCTAGTCCACCAGCAGTTATTATTGTATCATCACTAAATGTAGTAATACCAGATACATATAAACTTGTAACATCTAATTGATCATATACGGTAACTCCAACTCCGGAAGTTGATAAACGTAATCCATTATTATGATACAAATGTACAGGACCATCTTCTAAAGCCTGTAGCATTACTTCACCAGCAGTAGAATTTAAGATTTTAACATCTTTACCTTGTAATCTTAATGTATCGGTAGCAACAATTCTACTATGACTATTCGTTGAATCATAATATATGCTTAAATCATTATCATTACCTAGTGTAATCTGACCATCATCAACAAGACGAAAATCTGCACCAATACCAAGATTAACTGTTCCTCCAATACCAACTCCACCACTAACTACTAATGCGCCAGTACTTCTACTTGTTGAAGGTTCTGTTGAACTAATTTTAAGTCCACCATCATAAACTACACTATCATTAAATTTAACCTCATTATTAAAGGTTACAGGACCATCAAATTCTGAAAGAAGTTGACCTGAATCTCCACCTTCTACTACAAGTCTTTCTTTAATAGTAACTTCATCAAACACTGCACTTAATCTTGCAGGATCTTCACCTGTAACAGTAGGAACTGGAACATCAAATGAAATTTCTTCACCAGTTGCAGATGAAGTTTTTCTATTACCAATATAGAAGTCACCCTTACTATTCATACCAGTATATACAACAACACCAGCAGATCTTTCTTGTGATTGAGAAAGAAATTCTTCTCGCTCGGTTAAAGTTCTATTTTGAAGTTGTGGAAGTCCAGTTGAATAGTTACCAGGACCATATCCAAGATATTCAAAGGTATGACCAGATGCGCGTAGAATAGACGGTCTACGGAACTCAACAGGAACTGGACGTACTTTTTGAATGAAAGATCCAACTTCATGAGTTGAAATTCCTGTTCCTAAAACACCACGCAATACTGTAAGTTCATTACCACTAATTCCAGTTAAAGTATTACTAGAGATTCTCATAATCTCATTATCAATTTGGATATAAGATCCAAGTTTAAATCTCTTGGCAGTTCCAATACCGGCAGATGGGCTACTTACTTTGAGTTTTGTATTATCAGATCCTAAACCATCAAATTTAAGTGTCTCATTACAATATAGAGACATTCCTCTAGCAGCAATATTTTCTTCTCTCTTATCAGAAATTCCATCATTTGCTGATAAACCATGTTTAAGAATATAACCATTAGCTGCTGCTGTGGTTATATCTGTACTAACAGTAAACGTCTTAATACCAACTTTAGATTGTACCAGATAATTTCCAAGATTATTATCACTAGAATCAGTAAGTTTAAATCTATTACCAGCAACTAGTCCATGAGCATAAGGACATACAATAGTTGTAGTATCCGTAGATGAATTATAGGTAGCAGATGTAACAATTCCAACAGCACCTATAGAAATAATAGATTGTCCTACACAACTATTAGGATCTCCTACTGTTTTTGCAATAGAAATTTGATTCTTTGTAGGAATAGATACTGCTCTATAATAATCAGTAGCAGTTGTTCCTATACCAGTAACTTGAACAACCATACCACTTTGCAAATCAATACTTCCAGTAGGAAGAAGAGATCCTGTTAATCCAGCAGTTGCAACAGTATATTTTGCGTTTGCAGTAGATCCTCCTGTTACATCCTTATCAATAAATAAAATATCTCCATCTTGATAGCCAGAACCAGGAGATTGAATATCTACCACATTAACTGCACCACCAGAAACACCTACAACAGCAGTAGCACCATCCCAACTAGATAATCCAACTTCATTCCAAAGTTTTACATTATAATATGTTCCTGTTACATGTCCCGAACCACCAGTAATAGTACCAGTTACAATACCAGATAATCCATGATTCTTTGTTAATGTTAGTATTGCCTTACCACTACTAATAGCACCTTCAGATGATACTGTAAGATCCTGATCTAATTTTTTAACAAATATTTCAGATGCTTTTCTTGTAATACTCTTTTTAAGATCACTAGTTTGAACATTTCCTAGAGGAGATCTTAAAGCAAATGATTCAGCAGATAATGGACTATCATCAATATTATCCCTATCTAATTGAGGATACAAATCAACAACATTCTGACTATACTCATAATCAGTAAATTCTGTTGGAATTGTAGTATCAGCACCTAAAGCATATGCATGATAGATACCATCCTGTTGTCCATCAATATATTCAGAAATTACTTGATTTCTATAAATATAAAGATTAGATTGCAAATCATTTCTTTCAAATCTAGGTAATGATGTAGTTCTATTATTAATATTATTAGTCAATGCAGGTCCAAGTGCTCTACCAGTTGTATATGTAAATTCCATATCATTAGGAACTGTTACAACTTCATAAGTTCCATTATATCCACTACTGGCAGCACCAATAGGATTAGATGAGTCAGTTACATTTTTAACAATAATCTGATCACCAACATCTAAATCATGTGGAAGTTCTGCTCTGACACTAACTGTTGTAGATGAGAATGTGCAGCTACCAATGAATCTTGGATTCCTATCATATTCATAATCTGATAATGAAATTGAATTAAGACTAAAATCAGTATCTGATCTTACACCAGTTGTACTAGATTCTTGAATAATAAATCCACTTTCTGGATTTTTAGAATTTGGAAGTTCTTTAGGAATTACAACTCTTAATTTATAAATCTTTTCATCTAAACTTCTAGAATCTGATATTCTTTTTATATAAGAAGTTTCTGTACTTGCATCCAATCCAATTGAAGTCTGAACACCAACTTGTGTTATAGCAGTATAAATGTCATTACCTGCATTAGTATTAATATACCATTGATCTTGATTAGCATCCCATTGAACTGGATGCCCAAGATCTCCAGCAACTTTATCACTAACTCTACTTAAAATTCGAAGATTCGTTCCACCATAAATGGTAATTGGTGTACCATTTTCGGCATCAGTTTTAGAAGATGCTAAAAGTATCCTATTATCATCTCCCTGATCAATTACATAATAAATTGTTTCTGGTTCAAGATTTTCTGGTAGATCTCCATCATCACTCTTAATAAGAACTTTCTCTCCTGTAGTAAGAGTATTAGATAGAATAGAAAGTCTATTCGATGATGGACCTGATGTTACTTTATATTCCTTTACACTACTTGTAATATCATCACTCATTAAAATATTTGCTTCACTTGTACCATATCCGGAAATAGCACTAAAATTTACGTATAATTTATCTGATACTTTTGCACCAACACGATATCCTTGTGTTAAGACAGGAGGAACAATATCTTCATTGGTATATCCATAAAGATACAATCTCTTATTATTAGCAACAGAAGTTGTTACCCCAACATCTATTCTATTCCAATCAATATTCTCTTCTGTAGTTGTAATTGCTTTAGGTGCAATAATATTAGTAATGAATGCTTTATTATCTTTTGTAAATGCATTCTTCTTGAATCCTGTGGCAGTAAGAGATAATTGTCCAAAGTTTGAGTTGGAGTTAGTAATAGATGCATCACCACCAGTATTTGCGGAAAAATGTCTATTATATCCAATAGCAAATACTGAAACTATTTGAAGAATAGCATCATTTGTAATTTTAATATGAGCATTTTCCCATCCATTTCTATAAACAGCATTAGAATCTAAATGATAGACAGTAGCACTACTTGAAGATGCTGATTCATTAGCAAGAGAAGCTCCGGTTTTCTTTGTGGTAGAAATGCCTTCATATGATCTATTAGCCTTATTATATTTTACAAATGCACGATCATCTTTCTGTAATGATACACCAGTAAACTGGGCAACAACCATAGATCTGAATCCTGATGCTTTACTACCATCAGCTTTCATTCCACATAATCCATAAACAGAACGTAATGAACAGTTAAAGATATATGGTGAGGAACCACTTACAGTATCAGTTTCAACTGATACCTGTGCACCAGATGCACTTCCTGGTGTTGGTAAATTCTTTCTAAATTCTGGCAGTAAATATGTAAACTCTTTTGGATTGGTTGCTGAAACACTCTGAACCATCGTCGAGATATTATAATCTGATGGAGAAACTCCCTCAATCTTAATTGGAGTTCCTTCTTGGAATCCATGCTCCGTAGAAGTTACAACAGTAACTTGATTAGTTGGAGTTCCTCCACTACCTGCTTCAATAGTAGAAATAGTAATTGGATCAGTAGCAAATGCACCTACAATTTCCCATTCTGGTCTTTGCTTCTCAAATCCATATGGATCAGAAGGATACTTACTACTAATATCTCTACCAGATGCTATATTATATGCATTCGAAAGTTTCGCATAATACATATCAAGATCAGTGAGATTATAATTAGTCACATCATTGACACCATCTGCATACTCAAAACAAGTTAGCTTATGGTGAGAAAATATTGGTTTTGACTTATTATCTACTGAAAAATCTGCTGAGTCTGTATATACTAATCCATTTTCATTTCCATCAAATACGGAGAATTGCCAAAAATAACACCCACCAGTGATTCTAAAAATTGCAGAATCTGCTACATTAACATCGGTTGGATTAGGTACATATAACGGGCGAAGTTTAGTCTTTCTTAAATCTAGACCAACAACAGATGTACCTCTAGGTACAACAACTCCACCATAAACACTATTGAACTTATAAAGAATATTATTTGCTTGATTTAAATCAAAATTAGAATCTAGTTTGAGTGTGAGAGTATCCAATGCCGCACTTTCCGATCCACCATCAGGAGAAATTACTTTTGCAATTCCACCAACATTTCTCAGTGCATATCCAGGTCTATTATCAATAACATGCTCACCAGGCATCAACAGAATTGTTGTTCTCTCTATTAAATCATTACTATTTCCTTTCAAATAAGAGAACCTTGCAGACTCAACTAATGCTCGTTGTAAAGTTTTAAACGGTTGAGCAAGTGAATTACCTTGATTACTAATACTATCGGTAGAATCTAAATCGCTTGGACTCACATAAAGAATACGACCCTCGGTATTCTTGATAAAATTATCTAATTTATTCAGAGGCATGGGATTATGACTACTAAAATATTGCTATATTCTATTTAGTTAGGCAAATGTTCCCTTATTTATTTTATGGGCGAGAGTGGATTTGAACCACTGTAGGCAGAGCCAGCGATTTTACAGACCGCTTCCATTAACCACTCGGACACTCACCCTGATGCCACAAGTAGGATTCAAACCTACAGTCTACCCATTACAAGTGGGTTGCATTATCGTTATGCTATTGTGGCTAACTGGAATGGCTGGGCTCGAACCAGCGACCAGAGAGTTAACAGCTCCCGACTCTACCACTGAGCTACATTCCATCAAGCGGGATAGATGGGACTCGAACCCACGACCTTCGCAGTGACAGTGCGATGCTCTAAACCTGCTGAGCTACTACCCCAAACCTTATTCAGTTTCTGCAACATCAACATATTTAATCATTTCTGGATCTGCGTTATGCGTAACAACTTTCATTACATTCATAAACTGTTCCGTAGTATCACATTGAACTGTTTTACTACTTCCCTCATCACTAGTCAAAAAAATAGTCTTTTTACAAATATCTACTAGAATACTCTCAACGCATTCAATGTCCATATGATTCCCTTAATTACTCATCAATTATACATTATTCTATATTCAATGTCAAGTTTTAATTCGATAATTCTATTATTGCATCCGTCGTAGCTGTTTGATCTGAAGAACCACCAACAGTTTCTGCTCTCATATTCTTACATCCCCAATTCATCAATTCTTTTTCTAACTTTTTATCTTTGACTATATTTAATTTACCCCTCACAGTATTCATTTCAGATCTTAAAGTTAGGATTTCACCGTAAATATTAGCAATTGAACTTGCTAAAGCAGCACAATTTCCAAAGGTAGCATCGTGTGGTCCAGCTGAATTTTCAGGTCCAGAGGTCTTAAGATCAAACCTACCATTCGTACCTATACCAGCACCACTCCCATCAGTATCCGATCCAGTAATAACCTCACTCGCATCCATATATACAACATCTTCTGGTGCATTTGAATATCCATATCCAACATTTACATAAGAACCAGTATCAAGTGCTGTTTTATTATCAGGATCAAAAGGATTTTCTACTGCATAATTAGGAGCTGAATTTACATTAGCACCGGCCATCTTATCATATATTTTAATCCATTCTACTTCTTCTTTTATATTAGTCCATTGTGTTGTTGTTCCAATTACTGGACTCCCTACCTCAGCAGTAGACCAACATCCTTTTAATCCAGAAGCAGTAGAATGTGCAGCACCAGCAGCAGTTGATAAAGTAATTATTAATCGTTTTTTCTCATCAATTTGACTTGCAATTCCTATTAGTTTTCTATCAGTTATAGCAGTAAAATCTCGCAAAGTTTGTGCATCACCCTCAAATTGAGACTCCTTTTCAGGAATAACACGTTCATCTTTAAGATTACTTGCTACCTCCGTAGAATCCTTAGTCCAGGTTCCATCCTCCTGTTCAGTAACAGTAACCTTCTCAACTTTTTTGGGAGCATCAATATCTGAATTTCTATCATATACAGTATCAAACTGTCCTTGATCTCTTTCAACAATTTTAAGGGTATTATTTTTTAATGCATCATCCATATCCGTTTATTCCCTATTTATTCAGATTCTAGCACAGAAATTCTTTCTTTTAACTCTTCAATCTGTGTTTGCTGTTCTTTAACTGCACCAATTAATACTGTAGTGATTTTTTCATAATCAATTCCTTTCCATGATTGATCTTTAGTCACTTGCACATCTTTAACAATTTCTGGAATAATCTCTTCAACCTCCTGTGCAATCAATCCAATTTGTTTACCATCTTTTCTATGACCTATTTTTAAATAATCTGATGGAAGAAGTTCTTTTCTCCATTCATAAGAAATTGGGTTTAACTTCAATATAGTATTAAGGGAATTATTGTATGGAGTTATATTTTTCTTAATTCTTATATCAGAATGACTACAATGAATACATGCTAAAGGTGTATCATTATGAAACCAAAATCCTCTAAGTTCACCAACACTAGCATTATGAATTTGACGCACTGCAGTAGTTTTATAAAAAGGCATCACCTTATATTCTCTTGCAACTACAGATCCTTTAAGAACAGTATAACACATTCTTAAGGCACCCATGCTTATACATGTTCCTATTTTTATATCAGCTCCAAGTATATTTCTTACACCAGTTTCTAGTCCTAAACCCAAGAAATTCCAAGTTAATGGTGTTGGTATAGCTGGTGGTACTGCTATTGAAGGTCCAGCAATTAATGATGCACTATATGGAATAGCACTAGAACCTCCACCAAAATGCCCTTTATGTGCTGATAAAACTCCACCTCCTGGTTCTGTAAACATTTTAGGGAATATAAGTCCACCACCAACAATGGAATTAAAAACATCTAAATGTCTAACTTCTATATCATTCCAAGCCATAATTTACCTCCTATTTGCATGTCTTTGTAACTCCATCAATAAAAGACTTAAGAAATGATGCACCAGAGCCAATATTTAATAATTTACTAATAGCATTTAACGGTGATCCCTGAACAATATCAGTAGTCATAATATACAAACACCCGTGACCATTTAAAGAAATACTATCAGAAGCTGATAAACATACTTTAGGTGCTCCCAAAGTCATTTGTTCACCCGCAACTATTGTTATATGATCGTTTGCTTTCAACATAAATGATCCATCACTACCATCACCAGCAGTTTCAATATAAATGTTCCTAGCTATTAATTTTATGTTACCTGCCTCTGCATTAAGTACTATATCACCATTTTCAGCAGTAATTGATTTAGATACAACTTCTTTTTCATCTTCAGATTTTTCAGATACAGGCTCAACTATTCCACATACTTCATGAGATGAACCAGGAATACGTTCAAGTTGACTTCCATTTTGATTATAATGTCTATAATGCCCTCCTTTTAAAGCAATAGTAAGTTCTGCGCCATCATCTTTATCCTCTGGACCAGTTGGTCCAAAAGTCATCCTTCCATATGGATTATCAGTTACAGTATATTCTGGTAAAAATTTATCTTCAGCCATAATTTATTTACAACCTATACAGGTATCAGTAGGGCAATCAATAACACGAACAATATTTCTTTCAGCTAAAGTAGCAATAGTATCAGAATCAGTACCAATATCTACTGAAACAACTGTATCTGGAATTTCTTGATCTAAATCCTCTCCAAGTCTAGTAAATGATAATAGTGGTTTAATTTTAGCACCTGCTCCAGTCTCACTATTTATAGTTATAGTAGGAACGACAGTTAATCCACAAGGACTATTTAAAATTTGAATACTTATAATCTGACCTTGTTCAGACATTTGAACACTTGCTTCCAAATTTGGAATATCAGGTGTAATAATCACTTCATCTTCAACAGTATATCCAATACCTGTAGACATTACTTGAAATTCATCTAAACATATAATATAATCATTTACCTGATCACTATCTACTGTATCTATTGTATCTACTGGTGTTGGAATTCCAATACCAAGATTAGGAAGTGGTAATGTACCAATTAGTGAATCTATATAATCTTCTTCCGGTTCAAATTCATTCGTACCATCTGGAGCATTTAAATATCCATTTCCAGGATTAACCATAATAATTCTTATAACTTCACCTTCATCATTAATTTCAGTATATGCAGAAGCATGATTACCTCTATTACATGTATCCATAAAGGTTACAAAAGGAGGACTTGAATATCCAGAACCACCAGAACCTAAATTAACACCCGCAATCTTACCAGCCATATCAACAACAGCATTTCCAAAAGCACCAATACCACCTCCACCAAAGATTTCAACTTTTGGAGGACCACATTCATATGCAGCAGTATTACATTGAGTGATATTTGAATCAATTGTTCCAGCAGTATCACCTAATTTTGTACCAAAAATTGATAAGTTATCAATATAACCTGTTATATCACCAGAAATATCTTCTGCGTCAGGAATAGGAAGAAAATTATCAAAATTATCTTGATCTGCTGGTGTTGGTCCTTTAATAAATGGACTTGCTTTAAACTTCTTAATTTCAGGACAATTTGGTGTTGTGCATAAGAAAGATTCAAATCCAAGAACAAAATCAATTGCTTCAAAAATTGATCCTGCTATTTTACCAACTCCACCTAAAAGATTACTAATCTGATCTAAAACTGGTCCTAATGCTTTATCAATTGCAGAAGCAACATTATTAACTAATGCATTTGTAAATTGTTGAGCTGCACAGAAAGGAATATTTACAACTTTACCAATCAATTCAAACAAAAAGTCTTGAACAAGATTTGCAAGACCTGCAATAATATCCTTGAACTTACATAGAATAGTATTAACAATTTGTCCTATTATGGTATTTTTCCAAACTTTAGCAATTGTTGGGAATAACATATCAACTATTGCTGAAATTGCTGATCTAATTTGATCTAATAGAAAATCTCGTGCTCTTTGAATTAATGATTTAAGAACCGACCCAATAATTTTTGATGTATTCTTGACTAATCTTTTAATATCTCCTACTTTATTAGTTGCATTCTGAAGATAAAAATTTCCATGCTTTTTAATTGCTTTGAGTGTTTCAAAAAAATTCTGAAGAGATATACTAATTTTAGATAATTCAGATTTACCACATGGATCTGGCAAAGGTCTGTCTTTGTTTACTAGCGCTACAATCTCTGCATAAGCAGGAGTATTATATATTATTTCAGCACCTTGAGCACCTTTAGATGCTGATGATTTACCATCTGTCTGTTTTGTCTTGGATTTAGGATGTCTCTTTTTCAACTCCACCTTAGCTTCATCAAATTTTTGTTGCGCATCTTCAAATTGTTGACGCTCCTCAGCTGACCATAAATCACTACTTCTTTCATTTAATTTTTCAGCTGTAGAAATTGCCTCTTTAGCCTGCTTAATTAATGTCTTATCTGATGGTTTATTTGCTGAATCTGTCATGCGAATATACTTTGATATGTTTATTTATTCTACATCAGTAACTGTAACAGTTTCTGAAGTGGTCTCTACTGGTGGTTTGAATGTGGATTCATACTCCTTAGATGACTGTTCATTCAACAGTACAGATTTTGATGATTTTGATGGCATATCTTCTTTAGTTACATTGGCTGGAGACGTTGGTTTTACTCCCCCTACAACTTGAATTGCATTAGGGTTCATTTCACTATTAAATCTATTAACTCTTGCAAAAGAAGTACTTCCATCTTTAGATTTTGTAATCTCAAAATCAACGAGATTATTTCCTAAAACATGAGTAATAACAGGTACTTGTTCTGACTCATCCATAAAAAATCCAAGAACCCATTCACCACCCCATATACCTATCGATCCACCACTATAATTACCTTGTGAAGTTGGTTTTGCAACAATTGCCCACGGTAAATCCTCATCTGGAATTAATGCATTCTTTGGATGTTTACCTGGTATTCTTACCTTAACACGATTACCATGAGATTCTATCCAAGTTGCTCCTTTTACAAATTGATTTTGATCAGGAGGCACTTGCCCTATAAACCAACTATATTCATGTGTAGCATATCCTAGATTACTTTTCATTATTTACCGTTTTTAGTGTATAGACCGTAAGTATCACGAATTAAAGTCATAGAAGTAAATGATCTCAACCTATCAAATGAATGGCATAAATTAAGAATCAAATAACTTCCACTCTGTACAGGATCAGAAGAACCCATTTCTTTACCATCTGTTGATAGAATCTCAAAATTACATTGAATCACATCACCTGCTTTTAATTCTGGATTACAAGGAACTTGTAAAGTCACCATTTGTGTAAATAACGAATTATATCTCATAGTAGATTGTGCTTGCCAATCTTTTGCCCCAGTAGTCTCTTCACCTGAAGGAGTTGGATCAAGTGTACCAACATCTAAAATATCATAATGAGTTCTAGTAAAACTTTTTACAGATGGTAATTCTGCAGATTTTCCCAAAGATGTATCCAAGGTAATAGATTTAGAACTTCCTTGATTTTTTCCACCTGCTTCATTAAGTTTACAAATTATCTCTTCCTCTTTAAATGTTTTTGGATTAAAGAAAATAGTACGATTCTCATAGATACCAGATTTTAGAGAATTAATTAAACTTTGATTCTTAACAACAGAAAAAGATAATATTTTAAAATCATTCTCATCATTATCCAAATTAGCTTTTGATACACCTGACTTATAATATGTTGCAATAGGACCTTGTGATATCAAATCATCAATTGATTTAAACTTAAACCCTTCTCTAGTTTCATAAAAGAAAAATCCAGGATTCCCCTTATCAGGCATAGATTTTGATGCTAACGAACAAAGTACATCAAAAACAGAACTACTATTTCCAACAAAACTATAAGAATTTGCCGTCGAATCTACTTCTACATCAGTCTGTAGAAATTGATTTACTAATATCTTAACATTATTACTAATTTTTCCAGTATATTTTTGGTAAACTGTTGATTCTTGATTAGAAATTGCACCTTTTGATACTATATCGAGAATAACAGATTCACGTTGAGATTCTTGATCCAAATTCACTGCACCATTTACATAAAGTGGCTTATTAGTAAAATCTAATTTTCCCAACTTACCACTAATTTTAAAACTTAATTCCTCTCCACCTGTTATTGGTAAAGCATTATAAATTGATCCAGATCTTTCTTGTTTATCATATGCTTTCTTATATTTCATAGAATTACCAGTATCTTCAAAGACTAAATTTGCCGTAATATTAGGTGATAGCAAACTCTCATAATAATTTACAGTTAAAGTTTTACCATCTATACGTTGAACATGTCCATCTTTACCAGTAATAGTAAGTGGAAAAATCTTCGATGCTAATGCTGCACTTGCTTTTGACATTTATCTACGCCCCCATAATGCTGAAGCTTTAGGACTTGCTACAGAAGTATTTCCTTTAGATACAGTAACAGGTGTTATAATTGGCATTGGTTCT